TAAGCAGATCCTCAAATTTATAATGGACTAGCTCTACCACCACCACTTCAATCTCAGACGCATCTGCATCGCCCACCTCTTTCTTAAGCATCCGAACAGCGTCTGTGATCGCTTTCCCGTACTTTCTAGCCCTACGGTTGGTTGAGGATTGTCTTTCAAGTCGTGCAACCCTATTCTCAAGTCCTCTAATAATTTCTGATGCTGATCTTCTCATAATGGTTTCTCCATTTTGTTTAAGGTTAATGAGATCACTTAAGATCACTTATAAACAAACTATAAACGGAAAAACCCCAAATCCCAAAGGGAAATGAGGTTCATTCTAAGATCTTAAAGACCATTTAGACGAGCAAGACTACTAGCCCTCAGTTCCAGCTTCGGTATCAGATCCCATATCCGTAGATTCATCTGAACCACCCTCAACTACTTCCATGTCCGTAGATTCCATACCCGCTTCGTCCATACCCATATCAGACTCAGTACCACCTTCAGTAATTTCCATGTCTGTAGTCTCTTCAGAACCACCCATAACCATCATGTCCATTTCTGTCCCTGCTTCAGTTCCTGCATCAGACCCTGCTTCAGTTCCTGCTTCAGATCCTGCCTCTGATCCTGCGGTAGCCCCAGCTTCCATACCACCATCGTTAGGTGTGGTTTCTTCTTTATCCTTGTCGCAAGCAATAAAGGTAAGAGCAATAAGTGCGATTGTGAGTAAGTTTCTCATAATGAATATCCTTCTTTGTTAAGTGTGTTCAAGAAAAGGTATATAAACAAACTATTAAACTTATTCAAATCTATCTTCCACTAGGAACAAAAACTCCCCACTTGTGGCTAAGTGTAAACCTTTTGTCTCTCATCTTTGTTTAAAACATCATCAGAGATGATAACTTAATTAAGGCCACAGATAGACTATGCCTTTAAAACGATAGAACCACGACTCTTCTTGATGGTAAAGGTTTCTTGTGCATAAATATCACCCTCCCCGTACACAAGGTCTCCCCACAAACCCTTGATAGTCACATTTCTCCCTCTTATCTTCCAATCCCGCCCCAACATAGGATTGTCCCAAATGCTGTATAGAATCCCATCCAAGGTATTACCATTTCTTGTATATTTTGACCACCAAGATGTGTCAAAGGTGATAGTAGATGAAGAAACATCTATAAACACGCTCTTATTTAAATGGGATTTGATCTCCCGATCATTTTGTAACCACCTGAGAAACTTTTTTCCAGTAAGAATCTCAGGCTCATGCCACTCTCCCCCCGCAGGCTCTCTATAACCACCCATCTCTTGTGATCGTGGGTCATCAGGGTGATATGCTTGTCTTTCAAGTCTTGCGATACGAGTCTCAAGGTTATTAATGATTTCTGATGCAGATCTTCTCATAATGGTTCTCCATTTGATTAAGGTTAAAGAGATCACTTAAGATCTATTATAAAGAAACTACAAAACCTCAAACTTAACCATCCAACGACCCACTGTACTCGCACTCACATTAAAATCTATACCCCATGCCATAGATCAAACCCCAAACCAAATCACCATCTGGATTATATGGTGAGGTTGTCACCCCTGCATACATAGTGCTGTCCTCGTCTTTAACGAACTTCAAACGAAACGCACCCACAGGGAAGAACTGACCATTAAGCGTAATCGTGTGTCCGACTGAAGCACCAACATCAAGACCTAAAGATTTCTTGTCGGAGATCTCATAGCCCAATAACTCATAACTCGCACCTAGCATAAGACTAGGTGGTGTCTGAGACTCTACAAGTAAACCTTCCTCTGTAAACCTTTTGTTAGAGGAGGTAGGTAGATTGAACACAACCCATAATGCAAAGCTCTCATACATCTTACGAGATAAGATGAATGTGGCAGAGTTCGTAGGTACAGGTATTGAACCCTCTTCGTACCCACCGATGAACATTTGCGTTGTGCCTAGACTCACTTCCCAGTTATTCTCTTCAGCGTGAGAAATCGTAGAGGTGAGCAAGACAGATAAGAGTAAAGCGATAGTAAGTCTCATGGTGTCTCTCCTTTATGGATAATAGACACTAATAAATAAACTACAAATCAATCCACCCCAAACTTAACCATCCAACGACTCACTGTACTCGCCCCTACATCAAATCCCTAGATCCCTTTCAATAACCATTCAAATAGCATCATAATATTTATGATGCTTTAGCATACCCGCTGACTTTAACCATTGAAATTTCTGCATGATATTTTTGGAGGCTCGTGATGGCTTAACTCCATCTTGCCAAAGACTGTTTATATAGTCTTCGGAGTGTTCACCGTCTTTTGTTTCGTATTCAAAAGTGACCCGCATTTCCTTAATGATGTACTGATCTACTTTCCTTCTCCAAATATCATAAGCATCTTTAGCTTGACGAGGGTTAGAACTTGATTCAAGTCGTGCAACCCTATTCTCAAGGTTATTGATGATTTCTGATGCTGATCTACGCATAATGTTTCTCCATTTGGATTCTTGGTTAAAGAGATCACTTAAGATCTATTATAAATAAACTATCAAAGTCCTCACTCCACTCCAAACTTAACCATCCAACGACCCACTGTACTCGCCCCTACATCAAGATACCTAGCTATCCTACGCTTACCCCACCCCTTACTCCTTAAGTCCTCTAAGATGCCTTTGTCCATCTTTTTCTTGATAGCATTGTTACGACCTTGAAAACCAAAGTCCAACTTGTAAGACATACAATCGGGTACATGAGGCTTAATGATCTCAATGAAACGATAAGCGTTCTCACCCTTAAAGTGGAACTCTCCTGTCTCCCCTTTTTTATGTGTCCAGTTAGGGGCTAAACCAAACTTCTCAAAGATTAAGTAAGCGTTAGCTCGACTCCCCTGTTTTGCCCCAAAACAAATCATAGGCCAATGTCCTGCATGACCATCATCGAGATACCACATAGCCAAAGCTAACTCATCTACTTGGTCTATAACATCAGACTTAACAACTTTCCACCCCTTATCCCTCTCCTCATAGAACAAGTCTCGATACTCATTTAGCATAGGGTGAGCGTGGGTGCGAAAGATATAACTAGGGAACTCCCTACTCATCGCTACTGCTAAATCTCCAGATGACCACACGCCCCACTTCTCTTGCTTCCACTCAAGATACTCTTTCTGATTGGGTGCGTGTCGTTCCTCATAGTGTGAAGCGTTAGTACGAAAAACAATACGACCGTCACCTAGCATAGAACCAATAAGGATTGATCTTAACTCCCCCTCAATCTTTGGTAGCTCAAGACGATCAAACTTAGATACCGTTTCAATCCCATAGCGTAGTCTCCAACTACCAATACGCTTCATGCTTGAGTCAATACCCTCAGAAATCAACAACTCGTTAATCTGCTTCTCTGTTAAGTATTGTTTAGTATAGAGGTCTTCAAAACGCTCTTTAGATATAGGGCATGGTATCGCTCTCATCTTACACTCTTTTCTAGGATCGTAATAACCTTGAGCGTTTTCTGAACACCCTCAATAAATTGTGGGGTTTGTTTCTCCGAGGTAGTTAAGTACAAAAGTAGAGCCTTCGCTTTCAATAGTGTCTCTTTATCCTCGATGTTTAGTATTTTTATATCATGTCTGAGACCTGCGTTTCTCCATTTGATATCTTTGGTATATGATTCGCATAAATCATATGACGAGGTGAGTACCTCGTTGGAGTACATATCATCTTGCTCTTCATTTGGTGTCTGTCCTAGTCTTCGCTTAAGATTTTGGTTTTCTCTCACTTCTCTCACTAATGCTCGATAGAGATCAGCTTCTTCTCTCCTCTCTTTTTTGATAAAAAGCCATATAAAAAATAGAACACCAAATATAATTAGATAGATAAGAAAAGCCTTACTACAGAGGAAACCTGTCATGGCTTCCATTACTGTGGGAACTGGAACAAAATTGTTGTTCATCTTACACTCCTTATGTGGTTCTTAGTGTTTAAGAGTGTAAGACTTGTACCATAGGAGAGTGAGTTAAGCCAAAGAAAAGAACCCTAGATACGAAAAAACCCCACCTTCCGAAGAAGATGAGGTTCTTTCTATGACCTCTTACACCTACCTAAGTAGGCGAAAGTAAAGCGAATATACTAGATATTAACGCTGTACTGTAAGACGAGCAAGACCACGAGGGTTGTAGGCACCAATACCCAAATTCTCGAACACTGAAAAACCAATTGTACGAGCTTTTGGATCGTCAGCAGAGAGAACGGTCAATTCTGTACGAACAGGGATACGACCGAACATTTCTGGCTCACAGCAGACATAAACAGTTCCAACAGGAACAAGACGGCTAGTGATGATCTGAGCACCCCAAAGAGTAGCCTGAAGACCAGTCTTGAGAAGTGCCGCTTGGCTCTCGATGTCGAGGATATCTCTACCGAACTTACGGATGTCAGCATAATCACGAGCATTCATGAAGATACGGGCAACACGAAGGTCGTGACGCTCAATGAGGCTAAATGCGTCAGCAAGAACAGCACCATTAAGAGGAGCGATAACAGGAAGGTCAGCGTTAGTTTGACCTGCAACTGAATCAAATCCGTTTGCCGCAACTGCGTCAAGAATAGCGAATACACGCTCGTCTTCAGCCGCTTGGATTTGAGCACGAGCTAAATCTTGTGCCCTCTCGATAAGGTCAAATCTACGCTCTTTGATTTGAGTCAAAGGAATCTCAGGATTTGAAGCAATCTCGAAAAGAGGGAAGATAACCCTACGAGGTTTGGTGATTGCAAGAATGTTTTCACCCTCTTCACCAACCACAAATGCAGTAACATCTGGGTCTTTGTCGTAGATAGGTAAAGCACCGTCTGGAAGTTGCTCGACTAAGAAAGTCTTGCGACCAACAGAGGTGTAATCTCTACGAAGGCGTAAAGGTTGAGTCATTGAAGCGGCGAGCTTCGCACGACCTTGAGGAGTCTTAATGTAGTCAGAAATGATCTTCTGTTTTACGGCATTATCAACTGTATTACTCATAATAAATCACTCTTCCTTTCTATCAGATGCGTTGGTCGTATACCAACTCATCAGAAGTTGAGTCGGGAGAGATTTTAAGAATACCGATGGTAGTAGCACTATCAGTATGATCGTGATTTGCATTATTTACAGCGGTGGTCAAGAAACCATTGATAGAAGCAATCAATGTAGCACCAGGAACATAAGTTGCTGTGATGTCAGCATTGGTAGCAACATTTACTGTCTCATACAGAAGGTTCGCAAAAGTACCTTGTGCAGAAACATATGGGCCACGGTTAGAAGCAACACCTGGTTGATTCTCAAAAGCATTGCCCGAAGCATTGTTGATGAAAACACCAAGCACACGCTCAGTAGCAGGAGCGGCTGCCACTGAAGGTCCACCATGCTCGTTAGTAGTACCACGAGTAAAAG